TGGCTGCAGATAAACCCAAAGAATGGGGAGATGCTAAATACAGATATTGGTACACTGGCCATATTCATTCACGCAATGTGATCGAGTCAGCTGGTTGTACCTGGGAAAGTTTCAGGACGCTTGCAGCAAAAGATGCTTGGCATTCTGGCATGGGTTATCGCAGCAATCGCGAAATGAATTGTATTCTGCTGCATAAAGACTTTGGTGAAGTAGGGCGCAACACAGCCAGTATTGATCTTATAAGATCTCAGTAACCCAATCCAGGGATCTCTCAATATATCCAGCTTTGTTTGTTATATCTGTTGGCGATCCATAGAGCTCTGATACTGAACTGGCCCAACCACCTAATTCTTTTCTCATGTACTCTGGACATTCAACTGATCTTAACCTGGTAGCTAGTGTGTGACGAAACGAATGTGAGGTTGGAGATCCTGGTCCAAGAATTGATCTCAATCTTTTGTTGATTGATCCGTTTGCATTATCAGTTTTAAATTCTTGTTTCTCATCATTTAAATATCCTGGGAATACCCATTGATCAGAAAGATCTAAACACCTGGCAGCAGCTAATGAGGATCCAACTAAAGGTATGATCCGTTGTGAGCTTTTAGTTTTTAATCTTCTAAATGGATTCTTATGCAAAACAATATGTGGGATCTTTCCCAGGTGAATATCAGCCGAAGCTAAACCAACTGCTTCTGAAGATCTCATACCAGTATCAATAAGCAATCCTATTATTTGTTCTCTTATATTATCTGATCCTAAAATAATTTCGCGCAATACCTCCAATTGATCTGAAGTAAAATCAGCACGTTCTAATTTATCTTCAGCTTCCCTGGGTATTATTAATTTTCTAAACTTATGGAAATGATCTATTTCATGCTGCTCATAAACTAAATTAAATACAGCGCAAATAGAATCTAACTCGCGACGAACAGATAATGTTTTAACTTCTAATAATCTTTCACTAATAAAATCATTGATCTCACTTTTAGAATATTCATGTGGTGAACGATCTCCTAAACTTTGAATAAGATAATTAAGATCTCGATCAACACGTTTATATTTTTTAGAAGTTTTATCTAAACCTTTAAGTTTAGCATATGGCTGAAGAAACTCTGACGCTAGATTTATTTCCTTTTTCTTTTTAAAAGGATCTATACCCTTACTTAAAGTTTTATTATGATCTCTTACAAGATCTCTGGCTTCTGCAAGCTCAAGCTCTGGATATTTGCCCAGGCCTTTTTTGATTGGGTATTTTGCTCCAGGTGGCTTATAGTGAAACTTCCAGGTCTTATTTCCACCTTTATCAGCTGCAGCAATTCTTAAATACAAGCCATCAAAATCAGAAATAAATCTTTCTTTTGGTCCAGGCTTCACAGATTTAATAAAACGATCCGTTAGCATTTTTCTCCCGATAGTATAGCTGGTAGTATAGTTTACAGTAAGATTCAGCGATAGGGAAGAGAGTACATGGTTGAATACAGAGATTATCAATTGGCTCTATAGAACGCATAGGGACGTAAAAAAAGCGGTCATTAAGACCGCATGATAGGATTAATTTGGTGCGGAAGGAGAGACTCTAACTAACCTCTACAGACCGCACTACAAAAGGGTTTATTTAAAATAACATTTTCGATAGTATAGATAGTAGTATAAATTTGTTTAATTTCGATTAGCTAAACGAGAGTTTAAATAATCAACAACTTCATTATAAACCCATCTCGATGTATTGTCCGTAATCTTAACAGATCTTGGAAACTTTCCTTGCTTCTGTAATCGATAAATGGATGATTCAGCTAATGATGTCATTTCAGCAACTTGCTTGATCTTAATAAACTTATGTGAATAGATATTCATAAACACTCCGGGTTAAATTGTTTGTGATCATTGACTTCTCCGGAGCACACTGCTTCGATATAGAACTCATGTTCGGTTATCATATCCTGGTAATCCATTTCACCAGCGATCGCCAGGATAACAATAAAGTAAGTACAAACTGCGATATGTTTAAAAACCAATGTCATCTTCATCTGGCGGTGTGGCTCTTTGTTGTTGTTGTGGTGCAGTTTGCTGTTGATCTTTAACTTCAAACAAACTAACTGCAATAGAATCTCGTGGATTCCCATTACCATCTACAGTAACTGGAAGGCCAGCGGGATTAAATGTTCGTTCAATTAAAAGATATTTACTGCCATCTTTGCCAGGCATAACCGCACCAATGTTTTTCCATCGGTTTTTTTCTTTGCCTGTATTGTCAATATACTTTCCTGTTGATACTGATAAATCATATAACTTTGCCATCTTATTCTCCGTTGTAATTAATTAATTTATATCGCGCATGCCAACCTTTTATTCCTTCAACATTTGTATGAGGTTCTTCAATAGTTTCAATATCGAACCCATCTTTATGTTTTAGATCAGCAATTCTTTGAGTTAGTGAAGTTCCTGGTGGAAAATCAAACGCGGTAATACCGCCATTCGGCCAGGCTTCAACTAGCTTTTTTAATATTCTTTTCTTTAGGGACATCTTGATCTCCTTTATTGATTAACTTTTGCTTTATTGCTTCAGCACCTTTTACTTCTTGATCAACCACAACAGCGTCAACTACTTTTTCATCATAAGTAAATTCATCTGGTAAATAAATACCAGCAAAACCAAACGCTGTTCTAATTGCCTGGGCCTTGGCTCTATGCTTCATCATTCGATTAGGCATACGCTTCCAAAGATCAGTATTCTTTCTGCATTCTGAAAGGAACTCAGTTTCAACTACTGGATGAGATCTATCTTTTCTCCAAACAGTTGCTGTCATACCAATCATGTTTCCATCTTTATCATTAATAACTTCTGTTTGAATACCATCAAACTCTGGATGTCTATTAGCTAACTTGATCCAACCATCAATTCCAACTAAAGGCTGCAAACCATTTCGTGAAGGAAACGCATAGATCTCCTTGGTCACTGGATTTAAGTTGTATTCATTTGCAACAAGTAGTAGCTGGGCAAGAGATAACATATCCATATTCTTACCACCTCCAACTGCTGCTGCCATAATTGTGGCTTTAAATGTTTTCGGATCTAAGTTGTATTGTTTAGCCATTGTTGCGATCAAACCTGTTTCTTGATCTGGCTTTTTAACTTTTTTATCTCCCATATATTTCTCCTATACTTTTAAACGAAAGGTGCGGCTTGAAGATTCAGTAGCGTATTTGTCATACATCCCATCCTCTTTAAGCCGCTTGGTGTCAACGCGACGCGTGGAGCTCTCCTTCCAGGTCGCGAGAAGTTGGCCGCTTTCATCTGCTAGGGATGAATGATCAGCCATCTCTTTTTGAATTCCCACTTGAAGATCACTTTTAATCTTCGTGAGATCTCGAATCTTTAAATTAACTCCACTTAGCTTGGAGCATTTAGCTGCAAGTGAATAGTTGGAGATTAAAGTTTCTCCATTATCACTAGGCCATTTGTTTTTAATATCTGCAGCATTAATTGGATCTGGTTGAATCCCAGCGAGTACATACTCATTCCAAAATTTAACTTCGGCATTTACCAGGTGATCTATAATTTCTTGATCTCTTGGTATGTGATAGATCCTAAAGTCATTGCCATTGATCAGAACTGCAACATCAGCAAACTCAGCATCAGTAACAGCCATGTAGTGATAAACCTGGGCCAAGTAATATTCTGGAATATCAGTTGATCCAAGCTCCCCCCAATCTGGAGAATAGCCAGAAGTCTTGCACTCCAGGATCCCATTCTTACCGACGATCTCCCTGTCCAGGTTAGCAAGTATGAAATCATGATCTTTATGAGCAATGATCCTGTTGTTACGTCGGACTTTATTGCCAGATCTTTTTTCATATTCAGCTGCAACAATATCTTCTAGGGTTCGGCCCCAGTACATACGTTCGCTATCTGGTGTATCTTCTGCGCTACCAATCTTATCTAGGTAAACGTCTAATGGAGATCTCCATTTACTTAATCCAAGGATCGCACCAGCGTCCGATCCGCCTATCCCATGCCTTCTAGCTGCGAGCCATTCGTCATGAGTCATATCTTTTGTGTTAGTATTTTTATTCATAGTGGTAGTATTATAAGCTATTTTTAGTATCTTATGCTATTATTTGTATCCTTTAAGGACGTTAAAAAGTGCAGTATGTGATTGTGCATCCTGGACCACAAGATCTCTTTCCTTCAGCCATTTCTCTCCCTGTTCTACTGCTAAAGATCTTGACATACCTCCAATAACTAAATCTCGAACTGCATTCCATATTGACTTTGGAAAATGAGCGCACTCATCTCTGAAATCATCATATTCATCTTTCTCTTCAATTAGATCCATCTATCACCTCCGGTAATTTTTCTATTAAATGATTAAATTCTGAATTAGCACTCTTTGTCCGATCAAGCGCTTCTACACACTTGTTCAGATCTTTGGCTAACTCTGGTTCAATGTTGCGACTCTCAGCAATCTGATTTATATGAACAATTAGATTGTGTATTAAGACATTGATCTGTGAAACTTTGAATCGCAGCACGCTGTATTTTTCTTTACTCACACCTCCTCCTTTTTCCAATATAAAAGACTCTTGCCAATAACTTTAGATTTGAAGTTTCGATTAAATAAATTACAAAACCAAAATGCTTCAAGCTTGTCTAAGCTATCAAACTTTTTCTTATAAACAATCACATTGTGATCAGTTGATCCGAGCACACTGTCAAAATATTTATTTGGGAATTCTGCATGCTTTCCATACTCAACCCAATCATCAAAACCTTTTATCATTTCACCTCCCTACTAAACAATCCATATTTCCAATCAGCCATACCAAGATCATGTTTTAAAAGGTCTAATGCTCTAGCGCGTGAAATAGTCATATAAGAATCAACAGCCTCCCAAAACTCTTCAATAGGTGCTGAATAGTGATCAGCCATTCGTTTAGTTTCATTCACCGCAATCTTCTCATCACAAATATCTAGCAACGCGTTGATGTAACCAAACTCTCCACGTCGTTTGTTCTCTTGAGCTCGACTGCAATACACTGTTGATCCTTCTTGATGCTCTGGTACTTTTATCATTCCACCCTCCTTAAAATTGTTCCGTATGTTTCTGGATCATATTCCAGCTTATTCAAACCATAGGGCGAACCCATCTTAA